TATAATCGTACTTGGACTGGTGCTCGAACTCCAAGGTTTGGTAGTTTGAAGAAGGCACAGTTACCGGTTAATCCGCATACTGTGAAAATCGTGGAAATACTGGATGGATACAGTTCTTTTCAGAACTATACTCCAGATACTGGGGTATACTTCAATGAATTCACCCAGTTCACCACTAACTACGCAGCCCCGCCGGACACCTCTGCTCATATAGCAAGTGCCCAATTTCAGGCCCTACGGAAGCTTATTGACAATGCCGGGCTCGATATTGAAGCTAATATCGCGCAAGACTTTGCTCAAATAGGCCAAACCGTGAAGTTGATTGGCAATACTGCCAAACGACTTACTCGTTCTCTTATTGCACTTAAAAAGGGAAACATTCCCGGTGCAGTGAAAGAACTATGGGGAGGTCACTTACCGAGATATAATGGGAAAGGCCCGTCCATTTCTAAATCTCTTGCCAATAATTGGCTTGAGCTTCAGTATGGATGGAAACCTTTACTCCAGGATATTATCGGCGTGATGAAATCCTTGCAGCAATTAAATGCCCAAGGTCCTGATGTTAAACGGGTGACAGGAGTTGGGTCAGCTCGGATTGATAAGAAGATCGCAATTATGGCTGGTGACGCTCCTACAATAAAGGTTGGCGAGCATTCAATACTCGTCAATACTCGTTGTAAGTACGTCATCTACTATAAAATTGATGATCGTCTTAAATCCTTTCTGGCTCAGCTCGGCTTCACAAATCCCCTCAATCTCGGATGGGAAATCCTGCCTTTTTCTTTTGTAGTTGCCTGGTTCATTCCCCTTGGGCCCTTTCTCGAGTCTGTATCGGCTTGGGTTGGGGGGGCCGGTGTTAGTGGATCAGTCACGAACTACACTAAGGAGGAGGCTTCCTCGATCATTAGCTCTGAGAGAGCGCCTGCGCCAGGTCAATACGCTTGGAGAGCAGAGCATGGTCGCTATAGCCGTCAGGTGGTATCTGTCAGTAGGGTGAAGCTTTTAGCTTTACCCTCTGCCAAAATACCATCTGTTTTGAAAAACGGTTTAGCTTCCACGACTCATGCTACCAACGCATTGGCTTTGCTACGGGCTGCTTTCAAATAGCTCGAGAAATGATCTTGTAGTCTTCAGGAGCAAAGACCACATGTCCGCTATTGCGGCAGTGAAACTCTCGGGTTTGCTCGACCATGCACTCGCTCGTAAAACGACGAGTGCAACGGTCGGTGTAGACTCGACTTTGAACCCCGAAGGGATTTCTCCCCTCGGTGTCGCGAAGTGGGTTGACCGAATTGGCGGAATCGCCATCGGTTACCCCGCCCTTACCATGTCTGTCCGGCCGCCTACTAAGGCAAGCCGTGTGTACAAGGTAACGGTAAAACTGGTCCTCCCGACGCTCGAGCAGACGTCCGCCTCGACATCGACCGGCATTCAGCCGGCTCCGACGTTGGCGTACAACTGCATGGGCGTCATGGAGTTCTTCCTACCAGAGAGGTCAACTTTGCTTGAACGGCAAACGCTGTTCAGCAGAATGGCTTCTCTGTTCGTTCGTCTAATCAACGCCAACGACGACGTACCCACAGATTCATCGGGTTCGCCAATCGAGGCAGCGGTAACGACGTTCGAGAACGTGTACTAAGGCCAAAAGCCTAAATACTCGCGCAGGTTGAACTCTGGAGGTCTACCATGTCTTCTAAGAAGGTTGGTAGCAAGTTCCTTAAAGGACTTGTCCAGTATCGCGTCACTGAGGGAGTCTTTCCCTTGGTTTGTGAAGAGTTTCTCTCTTCCTTGGATTGTCCTCGAGCTTTATCAGTACTCATACTTCTTAGAAATAAGGAGCATGAACAGCTGGCTCAGCTTGAGACAAATCCACTCAACTATAGAAATATGGTTGAGTTCAGAGATGCTTACATAGCTACTAAATTTCTGTCAAAGTATCAGGGTTTTACCCTGAGCTATGACTTAGATGAAGTAGCCTTAACAAAGTTTCGAGAATTTGAAGCTTTGTGCAAGCATACGAACTCTCGCTTCCGATCCCCTTTGCTTGACCCGAAGAACTCCGGTCGAGCCGTCTGGTTGCATTCAGCAATCAAACGAAAAATAGAGAGGATCCTCCGCGAGTTTTCTGTAGAAGAGTTCTTTTCACAACCAGACTGGGGTCCTGGCGCTTCTACGCTCATAAAGCGTAGAGACGCCAGTCCAGCAAGAAAGTTCCAGTTTGAAACTGGAGTTACGCGTGATCTGTACGACCTCATTCCTATTGAAACGCTTAGAGCAGCTTATCCGCTCTGGGCGAATCAGTTAGAGTTGGCGGGTTACCCAACCTTCCAACTCGGGAATAAGGTGATCACTGTACCTAAAGATGCGACAACGAATCGTGTTATTGCAATAGAGCCTGGGATCAATCTTTGGTTCCAGAAATCTATTGGTAACATGATTTCGCGTCGTCTCCGTAGGTGTGGCGTCG